TGTTACAGGAACAATTCAATACCACTGTGTTCAAGATGATAACCTATTTGTAGTAGTAAGAAACAACAATAAAGATCAGTTATTAAAGTATGCATTAAAGATGGATTCAAATACTTTTAGTATTGACTCAACTCAGAGGGTACATCTTGATCATTTAATGTCTACAAGTGGATGGTCTTATAATGCAACCACTAACAAATCTACAAAAGCAAAACCTACAGGTCTTGAAAGTACTAATCAACTAGCAGCATATGATGTAGATAGTGGTAATAACTTAGGTAGATATGGATTAATAACAATCAATGGAAGTAACTTAGAACTTGATGGTGATTGGTCTAGTGAAACATTTTTAATTGGTTACTTATTTACCATGCAAGTAGACCTGCCTACTATTTATTACTCAAGGCAAGCAGGAGAATCATGGAGAGCAGACACGAGATCAAATACTATAATCCACAGAATCAAGTTAGGATTTGGACCTGTTGGAATATATGAGTCAACCCTTAATCGTATAGGGAAAGGAGACTATACCGAGTTATTTGAGGTTACACCAGCCGATAATTATTCAGCTAATACCTCTGGTATATTCGACGACAATATATTCAGGACAGTCCCTGTATATGACCGAAATAAGAACGTTTCTTTAACACTTAAATCTACACACCCAGCCCCTGCAACCCTACACAACATGACATGGGAAGGGGTTTATACAAATAATAATTATCAGCGTGTCTAAATTTATCCATCCTTTGACGTCGGAGGCTGCTATCGAAGTAGCTTCCAACTTACGTCAAGATGATTATAGAGAAGTTAAAGAGGGTCATGGACATGATCCTATGGTTGTTATCCCTTTAGCTTATCTATCAAAAAATTCCGTATATTTCACAGTACCTGATGGTCGATTAGCAGGTGTTGCTGGAGTACATGAAAACGGACAAATATGGATGTTATGCACACCCGCCATTCATGATTATCCAATTACGTTCGCTAGAGAAGCGAAACGCTTTATAGAAAGTAGAGATGAAGAGTTGCTATGGAACATTGTTGATGAACGCAACAAAGCCCATTTGAAGTTACTCCGATTCTTAGGGTTCAAGTTTTTGAGAAGACTTATACATGGACCCAACAATTTATCCTTTATAGAATTTTGCCGTGTGCGATCCAGTAACAGCAGGCTCAGCAGCGTTAGGAGCAATACAAGGCGGTATGGCTGCGTCAGCCGCTAATAAACAAGCTAGCCGTAATTATCAACATCAATTAAAAGTAAGAGAAAGAAAATGGTTAGGAGATAGATCTCTATACCAGACAAAAATAGTACAACATGAACAGTCAGTAGATCTAGCTAATATTGCTGCACAGCGAGCTTATACCCAAACACAAATCTCATTAAATAATGCACAATCTTTAGCTATCTTGGAAAACCAAAATGACTGGATGAAGATGTTAGGAGACGAGGGAAATATAGAAGTCTCTGCTGCTGCACGAGGTATTAGAGGTAAAGGTATAGGCAGAGGCTTAGCAATGAACAAAGGTGCCTTTGGTATGACTCAAGCTATGAGGACTAGAGGTTTAACTATGGCTCAAGATGAAGCTAAAACAACTAATGATTCCATAAGAAGGCAGTTAAAAGGTTTCTTAAATGAATCCTTTAGCGACGTTGCACTTCAGCCAATACCAGATGTCGCACCACCTAAACCTGTTATGCAGAATGCATTGTTAGCTGCTGTATTAGGCGGAGCTTCGGCTGGGTTGAGTGCATATAGTCCTGACAATCCGGGATGGGGTAATAAAACAAAGACAAATACTAATCCTACTCCGGGTGGTAAGACACCTCCAAAGACACCTAGAGATCCACAATTTACAGATCCATTTTCACTACCTGATACTAATGCTTGGGCATTTAAGCCAGAGAATCAATCAATGTTTAATCAAGTAGGTAATAAGAATTACGTACCTAATTTTGATCCGTCATTAAGTAGCAGTATAACTCCATTTGCAAATAACTAAGTTATGACAATAATACCAAAATACGAAGTAGCTTCTCCTAAGTTTGATCCAGAAAAAATAGTAGATATAGTCCCAGAACAAGCTGCATCTAATGCAAAGATACAAGCATCAGAGGACCGATACTTAAGTCAACTTCAAACTAATGAAGAGCGTAGATTTAAAAATTCTCAAAACTTATTAAAAGGTCTAGGGGCATTTTCAGATGAAATTCTTCGCATAGCCCAAGAGAAACAAAATCAATTTAGGGAAGATAAAAAGTCTCAGATTGCTTTTGATGTCATGACTAAGGGTATTGAACCCGAACTTCAAGATGTCTTTAGAGGTGATAGAGAGCTTTTATTTGAAGATGATATAAAAGCTCAAGAGTTTGCAAACAAAGTTGAAGCAGATGGCGATCCTGTATCGGCTCAACAGTTCCGAGAGATGGCAGGCTGGGAGCAGTATGCGCTCGTTGAAGCTTGGGCAAGGAAAGAAGCTAAAGGATATGATGCATATTATTATCAAGCCCTAGAGACAGAAACAGTTCAGGTAAATAGAAATGGTGTTCTGGTAGACATTGGTGGTCAATCTGGAAATATACCTGAGAACCCTGCCGAGCAAGCTGCATTAGATGAGAAGATTAAGTTCAACTATGCCAGACGTTTTGCAGGTTTAAATCAAGGTTTAGTAGCTACAGTCGTTAAACCTGAGATAGATAAATATGATGATAAAAGAAGAAAGCAACAAGCTTTAACAAGAGAAAAAGCATACCTACTAAAGAACAAACTAGCTGATGAAGATTATGTTGAAAATAATTTAATAACAGCTAACCCTTCTGATGGTTTTAATAATGCTGACAAATTCATCAAACATTTTGCAGCTAGAGAAGAAGTTTCCATAGGTACAGCTCGTCTTGCCTTTGCCGACCATCTAGTTAATGCAGTAAGTACTGATAAGATCAAGTACCCAGAAGCAATGTCTCTTATTACTCACGAAATAACAGGTCGTGATAATTCTACAAAGAGTATGCTTTCTTGGAAAGAGTGGTCTGATCTACCAGAAAGATTAGAAGAAGCAGCAGAGCAAGGAGTAAAAGCAAGAAAAAAGAGACGAGAGACAATGATAACTGCTGATCTTGAGTTTATTAAACAACAAGACGACTTGACTAATGATGAAAAGGCAATGATGCGTCAATTCTATAAGGATAAATATAGTGAATATGGTGACATTGTTCCTTATGAACTACAAGATGCTTTAGCAGGTTACGAAGACGACGATGAAGCCAAAAGAAGGTTAGACCGCGCACTTTTAAGACAAAACGGTAAAGTCTATGACTTTCAATTAACTAATGTAAGTCCTACAGTCTATAACTCTTATAAGGATAAACTAACAGGTACGAACGCTCTGGTTCAAGGGACTCAAGAAGCAAAAGATGCTGCACAATTTATAAGAGGATATACAGATATAGGTACTGGAACTACAACTACCGAAACTGATACAGCAAGTCCTAATTGGATCAACCTTAACAGAAACTTAACTTCTCTTTTTAATAAGGAATATCAAGGTGCTTTATTTGATAAAGACGGAGTAAAGATAAATACTAACGAAGGGGCATTCAAAATAGCATTGGATGAAGTTAAAAAAGCTGCAACAGATTCAGAAACAGCTACAAGGCTTCAGAGTAGTTTATTTGATCCAGAGTCAAATGAAGAAAAGCTTCGTCATATTAGAGTTTCTATTAATCAAGCTGGTGGTGGTAAATGGAAAACAAATAAAATTTATGCTTCTATAGATGATCAAAACGACTTAATAAATTGGGCTAAGGATAAAAGTCCTACATCAAGAGGGATACCAGAGCATTATAAAGAAGTAGCTGAAAGTCTTAATGTTGCTCCATATGACTTAGCACAACGTCAAGCCGCTATTCTTTCTGAAGGTGAAGCAGAGGTAAAAGATAGAGAAGTAGATGAGATAGAAAATAAACCTAATAGATTCAGACTCATATATCACTACCCAACCAAATCAAGATATATCAGATCTTTTATAGACTATGGTTATGAGCTTAACGGTGAAGAACCAAATGTCAAAACTGATGTTCACAACAAAAGTGTGTTATTGACTCCCGGCGTGTAACTGCGGTTCGCGTCAAGCAATACGCGAATTATTACCGTGGTAACAAATGGATGAAACAACTATTGAATTAGGTTCTGGTGACGGATTGTCATTAGAAGAAACAGAAAATGTAGTTAGCGCAATGGCTGCTGCTGCACAAGATAGAGAAAAAGAAAAAGAAGCAGAAGTAGCAGTCCAAGCCGCAGAAGAGGTGGAGGACAAAGAGCTTACACTTGGAGACCGTGTTAAAGATGTAGCTGTTGCACCCTTTGTAGGCTTAAGAGATACAGCCTCTTCTTTCATAACATTACCGGAGCAAATCATTGACTTTGCTACTGGTGAGATGGCTAGAGAAGCAAAAGAAGGTGGTTATGATACTGAGTGGGATGACTGGATGTATAAGGATGATGATAATCCTTATGAATCAAAAACCTTTATAGGTGGTCTTGTTCGTGGTGCTGCTCATGTAACTTCTTTACTTGCTTCAACTGGTGGCTTTGGAGGGATTGCAAAAGGTGGTGTTGGTCTAGGAACTAGACTTGCTCGTGGTGCTATGACTGGTGCCAGATTTGATTTACTTTCTAAAACTTCACTAGATGACAACGTATCTGGAATATTAAAAGAGAATATACCTTTTTTAGATACGCCATTAGCTACTAAACAAGATGATCATCCAATGGTCAAAAGGTTTAAGAACGTTCTTGAAGGTGGTCTTATTGGTTTACAAGTAGATGGAATACTTGAATCAGTTGGATGGGCTGCTAAGACTGAAGCTGGAAAAACTCTACTAGAGAATCTTGCTGAAGGTAAAAGAGTTGTCTCAGAAAGAGCTAAAAGCGTTACTAATCAAATCATTGAAAAAGGGAAAGTACAAAAGAAAGCAGTTGGCTTTGGTGCTTATAAAAACAAACCAATAGCTGATCCATGGCAAGGTACTTCATTCTCAAATGAGACTGCGGAAAGTGTCAGGAAAGGCATGAAATCCGTTCAAAATGACTGGGGTGCAGAAGAAGGTACTGCTGGATCTTTCCTTAGTAACGTACAGGTTGACAATATTGCACGTAGTTCTGGTGAAGCTAGAAAGACAGTAAGACAAGTACTTAAAAAGGCTTTTAGTAAAGGTAAAATTGAACAACTAAAAGAGACTGCTAAACGTCAAGGTAAAACACTTGATGAATTACTAGCTGCTGACATTGAACTTTCACAGAGAATTTATGAAGGTAGAAACACTTCTGATTTAACTCCAGAGGAATTTTGGAAATCAATAACAGATCAAAAATTTCAAGCTAAAGATGAAGCAGGTAATGTTCTGTATGAATATACAAGACCTGAATTTGCTAATACAGTTGATTTAATAAATGGTTCCTTACTTAGTGATATAAAAGCTCATGCCACAATTGGAAGAGAATTAGCAGACTATGTAGACCTTAGAGACATAGATGGACCAGCCCAACAGTTTATTCAAAAGTTTGAAGCTGGTTTAAGAATCAGGAAACAAATGAGTGCCGAGTGGTCTCAACAAGGTAGAGATCTTCAGCCAAATATGAAGATGTCTCGTAAGCAAATAGACGAGGCTGTAGACGCTGATGTTCAACAAAGTATAGATGCGTTCCGTATGGCTATGCAGATAGCTCCAGAAGACGGTGGTGATGAATTATTTAAAACCATCTTCGAAGGATTATCAATGGCTAAGGATGTCCATACTCTTGAAGATTTAGATGTTTGGATGCGTCAAAAGATGAAAGGTGGAAGCTTTAAAGGTCAACCTAAGAAGGTAGGAGCTTTAACAAAAGAGCTAGGAACCATGATGACGCATAGTGTCTTATCTGGTCCTAAGACTGCTGTAAGAGCGATCATGGGCACCTCTACTGCAACCTTCACTAGACCTATGGCTATGGCTATGGGAGGTCTTATGAAGGGTGACTGGTTGACTTCCAGAGCTGGATTAGCAGCTTTAAATGCAATGCGTGAAGCTGTACCAGAATCATTTGAATTATTTAAAAGACGTCTTAATGCTTATTGGTCTGGTGATATATCAACCATAAAAACTAGATTCGTTGAAAGAAGTAAGTTAGATGACCAATGGGAAATGTATGGTCATTGGGCTGAAACAAGAGGAACTAAAGCAGATAAAGCATTATTCCGTACAGCAAACTTAGTTAGAGGAGCTAACGATAATAAGTTCTTAACTTACTCAACTAAGATCATGGCAGCTACTGATGATGCTTTTGGGCTAATCATTGGTAGAGCAAGAGCTAGAGAGAAGGCATTTTTACAAGCTGCTGAAAATTTACCTGATGGAAACTTCGTCAATTTAGATGCGACATTCTTCAAAAATATGGAGGATAAGTTTAATAAGGAAATCTTTGACGAAAATGGAAACCTCACAGATGCAGCCGCAGCATATAGCAAGAAAGAAGCAACACTTACTCAAGATTTAACTGGATTCAGTGCGAAGCTAGAAAGTGCTTTCAATGAAACACCTTGGGCTAGACCCTTCTTCTTATTTGCTAGGACTGGTATAAACGGATTACAACTAACAGCAAAACATACTCTGGGTTTTAACTTATTAGTTAAAGAATATAGAGACATTGCACTTGCAAGAGTAGGTGGTGATCTATCAGGTTTAGAGATTTATGGAATAAAGAACGCCCGTGATTTAATGAATGCTAAGGCAGTCCAGAACGGACGATTAGCTATGGGCAGTTCTGCCTTGTTTATGGCTAGTATGGCTTACCTTGACGGTGGCTTACATGGAAATGGTCCTACTGATAGAAAGGATCGACAAGCTTGGAAAGATGCAGGTTGGAAACCAAGAACAATTAAAATTGGTAATGTCTGGGTTAGCTATGACTCTTTTGAACCTTATAACCAAATCCTTGCATTAGTTGGAGATATAGGAGATCACATGAATCTGATGGGTGAAGAGTGGGCTGAAGATAGATTACAGAAACTTGCAGTAGCCTTAGCTGGAACCATCACCAGTAAATCTTATTTAGCTGGACTGCAATCATTTGTTGACTTGTTCTCTGGACAACCCGGACAACAGAACAGAATCATTGCTTCCTTAATGAATAATACTTTACCTTTATCTAGTCTTAGAAATGAAATAGGTAAGGTTCTAACTCCTTATACTCGTGAACTTGGTTCTGAAATTCAAGACTCTATAAGAAATAGAAACTTAATTACTGAAAATATTGCTTTAGATCCATTACCAATTAAGTACGACATTCTTACAGGAAGACCAATAAAAGATCATAACTTTATTACTCGTATGTTTAATGCTGTGTCTCCTGTTAATTTTAACTTAGATTATTCACCGGGTAGAGAATTACTATTTAATAGTGGATATGATCTTAGAACATCTACATACTCAGCTCCAGATGGTACAGATTTAAGTGATAGTCCAAAGGTTAGGTCTATGTATCAAAAAGCTATAGGTGATCAAAACTTATTAAAACAGTTTGATGCTATGGCTAATGACCCAGCTATTCAAGCTTCGTTAGCTGAAATGCAGTATGAGAAAAACCAAGGTAGACATGATACAGAACCTAGATCATTTCCTCACTATAAACGTATTGCAAAAGTGTTTGATAAGGCTAAGAAAAGAGCTTGGGCAAAAATCAAACGAGAAAATAATGTTGAGAAATTAATCCTTGAAGAAAGAGACAAGAAGATTCAAAACTTAGAAGCAAATCGACGAACAGTTGACAAGATTTTAAAGATCTACAAATAAACAACGGTGGTAATTAACCAATGGCGACAACTGAAGAATTTAAAAACGGTGGGTCCACCTCCTACTCGTTTTCAATTGAATATATAAAAGCCAGTGACATCAAAGTAAAAGTTGATGGAGCTGCACTAACTTATACAACCAACGCTTCCCCAAGTTCAGGACAATACAAAGTAGTAAGTACTACTGTTACGTTAGGAGCTGCCGCTGCAAGTGGTACAGGAAACGTCCACATATATAGAGAGACAGATTTAGATACAGCAGCCGCTACATTTGCTGCTGGATCGTCTATTAGAGCTGCTGACTTAAATGCTTGTCATGACTTAGTCAGGCTTGCAAGTCAAGAACAAAATCAAACAGTCACAACAGCAGACGTAAAAGATTCAGCGATAACATCTGCCAAGATAGCTGATGGAACAATAGTCAATACTGACGTCAACGCTAGTGCAGCGATAGCACAGTCAAAACTTAATATTGCCAACGCTACAACTTCTGCATCTGGTTATCTATCTGCAACAGATAAAACAAAATTAGATGGAATTGAAACGGGTGCAACAGGAGATCAAACCAATGCTGAGATTAGAACAGCAGTTGAAGCTGCTAGCGACTCAAACGTATTCACAGATGCTGATCACTCTAAGTTAAATGCGATAGAGGCAAGTGCTACAGCAGATCAGA